CGCGCAGCACTCTGGAATATCAATACCATAAAGATATATGCGCTGGTTGCAGCGCCAAGTATCAAAGCCAAGATCAATATCAACATCTAATGTATCTCCAAAAACAACACGAACGATCTTACAGTCGTATTCGTACATTAAAAAATTCTCCAAAGCATGTAAGTGCCATCTCTTTGCTTGCGCATTGTAGCTAGCATATTGTGGCGACTGAATAACATCTGTACTGCTTTGGCGTCGTTTAAGGTTTTTACAACAACAGATTGTCCCTTTTTCATCGTAAGCAAAGGGTCAAATTTAGATTCTGGTCCCGTCTTTCGCTCGGGGATAGGGACGTCGTTAAGTATTTTAAACTTCATTTATTTTCTCCCTTTGCACGCGTTTAATTTTCCCCTCTACATCTAAGTCTGTGTAAGCGTTGCGCGGGCACTGGGTTATTTTCCCGCCTTTGGCTAAATATTCTTCTATCTGCTTTGCTATCTCTTTGCGCTGTTCTTCTTTTTGTTCTGGGGTTAAAACATTAATCCATGTCGTGGTCACTAGTTAATACCTGTATAAAACACATGCCTGTGTATCTTGGTTGTAACTTCTCCAGTGTAAGCCCATTCAGGAAACACCTTTATACTATGGTAATGGGTCGCGCCATCTGTAATATCAGGTACGAACCCACTCAAGTGCGCAATGTATAACGCGTTAAACCATGCCTGTTTATTCTTCGGGTCGTCCGATTTACCGTCACAATAAAAACTAAACTGGCACTTGTTTCTTATGGGCACACCATTCCAGTAGTACCCTTGCTTAACCACGTCACACGCATTATCTGGGTAACGTGGGTCTTCAATTCTGTTTTTGATTACATGGGCTACCGCAATTTGTCCTGCTGTCGGCTCGCCCCTTGCTTCAAAGTACACCGCCATAGCGACGCACATAAGAGCAGGGGTAATCATCTGAAAAACCTTTTGGTTTTTAAACACCGTATAGTTTTTGCTGCTCGTACACGGGTTTCATGGTCGAAAGAATCCCATCTCGCCTCTAGCAATGCGATACTAAACGCCCGCTTAGTTACATCGAATATCTTTGCTACTTTTTCTACGTCATCCGGTTTAACATAATGCTGCTTAGCTATTTGCTGTAGATTAACAAACATAATCTATTCCTCCTCTTCGTCCCTATGGCAGGCTCTGTCATGAGAACAAATTAAACAGTTATCAAAAGCGTCGTAATAAGGTCTACGACATATCTTCGAAGGCGAAGCTTTGTTGCACTCGCATTTCTCTGGCATGGATAAACTACCCTCAAGTGTTTCAGTGGAGTAAGACATCTTCTACCTCATATTCATAGTTAACACATTTAGTGTTGGTGGAAAATATTGCTGCTCCGTTACGCATGTGAAACCGCAATGCTGTATCCGTATGGGGCGACATAGTTATTACTGCGTCTATCTCTGGGTGCATTATAGGTGCCGCTTCTAATAGGTTGTTGATTAATTTCTTTCCGTGTCCTTTCTGGTATGACCATATTGAGTAGGGGCACAATACCGTACCAAGTGCCCCATGTAGTTCTTCACGTTCTTTAAGCTCTTCTTCAATCTGTTCGAGATTACCCATAGCAATAAGTTTTAACTGGTACTCATCTTGCGGCACAAACTTACAGATGATTGTGCAAACAACTGCGGCTATCTCCCCCGTCTCGTCGTTTACTTCTGCGTACACATGGAACGGGTCTTCAAACCGCACACTGTTGTCCTCAAATAACTTCGCTCGCACAGGGTCGTCGTCAATCAAATACAGATGGTCTGCGGCGTTACACTTTATCAGCATCTTCGAACTCCTGAAGTATGGCTTCTAGCTTTTCCACCGCTTCGCTTGCACGTTGTAGCATAGCCATAATCTCTTCGGCGTCAGTACCATCTACTTCTATTGTTATTTTCATTTGACGTTATGTATCTCGATTAGCAGGTCGATGCAATGTTTAGCTTTCTCTAAGTCCGCTAAGGGTTGCCCTTTCAACTTCCATCTAGTTATATACTTTACTACGTTACCTTCTAGTAGTGACAAGCCGTTCTTCTCTGCATACTCAGCAGGTTGGATAGTCATGTTCTTATAATGCGTCCCGCCCGTTTGTTTCTGTAGGGCTGTCTCCTTCGGCAGTGGGTCGGTCGGCTTCGCCATTTGTGCGTATATCATTCTCTTCTTCCTTCTGTTTTGGTTTCTCAAAGATTTTTGCCCAGTTCTCCCCGAAGTCTTTAGCAGGGATAAGCAGGGGTCTACGTCTGCTACCTTTACCACTCATGTGTTTCCCTTTTAGTTTCGTACTTGCCGATAATATCCCCCGCATCTAACCAAATGCTCAGGGCTTTTAATAGGTTTTCTTTTCTGGTTCTTAGCTTTTTTACTTTTTCTTTGCGTTCTGCTTTTATCCTAATAGAGTTCTTTCGCCACGAGGATATTGTCTTGTGGGACAAAAAGAATTTTAACCGTTGCATAACCGTGGGGCGCTTCAACGTTTCGGCAAGGTCTAACTCAATCTTTTCTATAGTTTTTAATACCTCTGCCCTAGTAGTCATTTGCTTTTCCCAATTTAAGTTCTTGTATTGTCTGGTGTAGTATCTCCAACCCTTGGAGGAGTCGTTCGTTCTCTTCTGCCTGACGTTTAAGTTTCTCTTTAGTACGCTCTGAAAGTGCGGCAAAATGTGAAGGTTTCATAAAAGGCTCAAATAAATCTCTGTTGAAAGGCGCTCCTAGTTTTCTAAGCGCTTTCTTTTGTATCTGTCCAACTCTGTTACGCGAAACTCCAAGTAATTCTCCTATTGCCTCTAATGAGCGAGGTTCTTCATCTCTTAACCCAAAACTCAAAGCTATTACTTTTTGTTCCCTATCGTTCAAAAGCTTAGACACGAGGTAGTCCACACCTTGCGTAACTTCTTGTTCTATAAGAACTACGGAGGGATCATCTGTCTCTAACATCCTCGAAGGTAATAGTTCGTGCTTGTTCTTTTCCGTAACTACAATGTTTTTGTCTAGCGCGTTTTCTAAATGCTCTGCTGGAAATAGGTCTTCAATGTCGCAATAAAAGAAGTCGCATAGTTTCTTAGCTAATTCCTTTAGCTCCCCCTTCTTTGTATATGGGGGGTTAGTTAGGTTTAAATAATATCCTACGGCAGAGGGGTTTGAACCTATAGCCCTAGCTAACTGCGCAGCATTTTCAATCCCGTATTCCTTCATCTTAGTAAACAGGTAGTTATTTTTTATTTTTATTTCTAGCCTATAATCTTTCATAGTATCCCCCTTAAAAGTCTGGTTGTATATATTCGTCGATCATTGCGCACCATTGTCTGTAAGTGCATCTACTTAAGCAGTCGATGAGTATCTCGCCCTCGCCTTCTGTGAAGTAGAAATACCCATCTCCTTTAGCAAGCAACGTATCCGTGCTTGAGTTCTTTGCCTGTATGTAGGCGTTTAAAGAATCAATAGTCGTCATCTATCGAGTCTTCTTGGTCTGCTAGGTACTCTTGACGCGCTCGCTCTCTGTCGTACGGGTCTTCGTAATCTTCTTCTAGCGTAGTTAGGTACCTATCTAAGTCCACGATCACTGGGTCTTTATCATTCATAATTATCTCCTTAGTAGAAGCCCGTAGCGTGGGCTAGCCGGTGTACACACAAGCTGGAGGACCTTCCTTCCGTGCGAAAAGAGGGCTAATATGCTTGTTATACACTGCGGGTGTTTTCTGGCTATGAACAAACCTACCCACCGCCCGCTGGGGTAACAACACTCCACTAACATTCTCCGTATGAAGCTCCGAACCCGCCTTCACAGTCCAAGGGTAAGCCCTCTGCCCATTCTGGCGTCTGCTTCATGCAGTGGTATATATAGTCCATAGCTTCTTCAGCTTCTTGTTCGGGGGCTATACAGCCTACCGCATCGTGCACGGTCATGACCACCTTGAGTTTCTTGTTTATCAACAACAAGTGATGCCCGATTATGAGTCTAGCAAGGGCTTGGCATAGGTTCTCCACCACCTTCCCACCATAGATACGGTTGGGTATAACTGCCCTACCCCTCTTGGTATCGTAGACTAGCTCCTTCCTACCAGTCTCCTCGTCTACACGTTGGCGCAGGTTGGGGTACTGTATATATAGACCGTTGGGCAGTCTTATACCCCGTTTGCCTTCCACCTTGAGCAAGCTCCCTCTACCTAGTGTTACGGTTTGATCTCTTACCATAGCGGTAAGTGCGTCGTTGCAGGTTTGCCACAACCGTGTGATAGCAGGGTTAGCCCCTCTGTATATGCGTATAATCCTTTCACACTCATCTTGGGCAAGCTCTACCCCCATAGACTTCAGTTGGGCTTGGAACTTCGCAGCTCCCATGCCATAGCCACACCCCAAGATCGTCGTCTTACCTATGAACCGCTCGTCCTTATTGATCTCGTCCTCTGGCTTACCGTATATAGAGGAAGCCATAACCTTGTACACATCCTCACCTCGGGCAAACGTACCCACCAGATTATCTTGTTCTGCGAGCCATGCCAAGGTTCTTGCTTCAATTTGTGAGGAGTCACAATCTAAAAACACATAGCCGTGTGGGGCTAGCATAGCGTTCTTGAGTATCGAGCCTCGGGGTAGGTTCTGCATGTTTATCTTGTCGTCGCCTCCCCACCTGCCTGTGTGAGCAGCGTAGTAACGTAAAGGTATCGGGAGCGTGCCTCGATTACCGATGTTGATAAACCGTTCTGTCCGAGTTTCCTCAATTGTGGATTTTACCCCTAAACGTGCACTAACAAGTATCTGAACTATGGGGTTTTCGTGCTCTTTAAGTGCTTGGAACGCCTCGTCTGTCTTTGCAAAGGCTAGCGTCTCCTTACCTGTGGTAAGACTGACCTTAGTGGGGGGAACCACACCTTGCTCTTTGAGTAGCTCGGCAAACTGCGGGTTACTCATTATCTGTTCGCGTGTTACCTCAGCCTTACCTAACCACTCTGCCTTCTTCTCCTTGAGTTCTTCTAGATGACTCTCTAATAAGAAGGAGCCTACTTCTAGCACTGGCTCAGTAAACATTCTTAGGGTCAGGTCAATAAGCTTGAGTTCCTCTACGGGAAACCCTTCAGCCATCAGGCACTTAAACAACTTATAAGTAATAGCCGTATCGTTCTTACAGTACCCTGCGTACGCATCTAGCTCTTCTTCTGTAAAATCCACACGGCGTTTGCCCAAAGCATTGAGAACCTCTGTGCCTTTCTTACCGATGCCGTAATACTCAGTGAGTGCCTTTAGGCTACCGCCTACTTGAGTGCCATGTATTGCCCGAGCCATCGACAGCGTGTCCGCAATCCGAGCAGGCTTTATGTCAAAACGCCAACTCAGAATAGCCATATCAAACATAGCATTGTGCGCAACAGTTAAAGAGTTTTCCCAATCAAACTGCTCTAAAAATTCCCGCGTTTCTTTTTCGTTTCCTGAGAACCATGTGCTAGAACTACTACTACTATCATCAATCTGAACGGAAACTCCGATGACTTCGAACTGTTCGTCCCGTATGTACTCTTCAGTCGTGAGTTTAGACAGGCTGTAAGCTCGGTCGTAGTAGGTCTCAAAGTCCAGAGTTATTACTTTCATTACAACCAACCCACGAGCGTAAGACCTTTGTGCTGGACTATTGAAAGTACGGGCAAGTCCTCACAAGTCTCACAACTAAATGTTATGGTTAACCCATCTCTTCTATCGCTTGGGTTGCCGTGCAATTCTGGTGTAACAAAACAACCGCCGTCCTTCATAGCAGATGTATACAGTCCCTTCTGCGCATCTTCTTCTCTGAACCAAGAGTCCACACGTTCTTGGTGTAAGTTCTCACCCCCACATGCGGGGCACTCTAATATACTGCCGTCTGCTACCATCATCGCGTCATCAAATTTTAAGGGTTGCATTTATAAAATCCTCTATCTCGTTTATATTGTTTTCGTTTATAACAAAGGCAGTGCCTCCCGCTTTGCGGATAGCAGCTATCTCCATCTCTTGTAGCGCAGTGGTCTTACCTTTGCCTGCCTTGCACTCGACAGCGAGAAAGCTACCGTTAAAGCAACAAATAATATCTGGTACGCCGCTGCGTCCCATGCCAAACGTAGTGGGGAAAAAATAATAAATGCCATGAAACTTAAGAATCTTCACGACTTTATCTTTGACTTTCTTTTCTGGGGTATTTGCCATGGGGGTATTATGGCGTAGAGGGTTTACAGTGTCAATACTTTTTTCGGGGCGAAAAAAAGCCCCGCACGAGGCGAGGCTTTGGGGGGAAGAGTTTAGTTTAAACTAAACTGGTTGGCGGTTTACACATAAGTAACTTTCTACAGCTACCGTTGAATCAGATAATTTAATCCCTACGTTGGGTATGAACTCTCTGTGTGAAGCTAACTTCAGCAGTCCTATCTGTGCTCTATACTCAGGGGGAACTTCTTCGGCTCGTTCAACAGGGGCATTGACAATACCTTCTGGAGTGGAACGCTTAACCAAATACCCTGTTGGGGTTTTTAATAGCACAGCGCATTCAGACATATTTAACAAGGTACAATGATCGAAGTACTGCAATGCTTGAGCCTCTATTGCGCTTAGCTTATCTTCTGGTAGAGCGAGCAGGGAGTAAAGTTCCTGACGCCTCTCCTGGGTAGCTGTTTGGAAGAAGTTATACAGAGGTTCCTCCATTACATCGCGCAATTTTCCTAACGTCTGGTTGTAAGCATGTCCCGTCACGTTACGAAATCTATTAGAATAAATATTCATCAGTTCTTCGCTTGTGCTTGGTCTAAAGTATTTTGCAAACATCTTTACTGCTTTGCTTAGCTCAGCGGTCTTAGCTTTCCTGTTGCGTTTGTCTGTCATACGAGGAGACCGTAGGACCAACACCATCCGATTATATTGACCTATAAAATCTACCTCGACTGTGCCGACTTGGTGCCCGTACACGTCAGTTACATCTACTCTTCTAGCACCCCATACTTCAAAGGTTAAGTTGGGGAAAGCGTGAGCTACGCGGTCTATAAAATTATAAAGCAAGTCGTGTGTCAGTTTGTCTGCGGCTGCAACGCCAAAAACTTTCTTCCTGTCATGTTCGCGAGTGAATACGTTTTGCATGTCTGCCTCCTACCAATCGAATTGTTTAAGAATGGAATCAACCTTAGTCTTCATATCCTCACGAATAGCGGGTGATTCTTTTATCACATCAATGTCTGCGCCTGTTATTGTACGTTCTAACATAACCCTAGCTCGTTCCAATTCTGGATCGTTGGTTATGTTAAGATGTGTAAGAATGTCACACAGGTCTTTCGGGTTACTGACGAAGCTGTCGTAGAATCTCTTCTGCTTATCGTCGTCTGTCTCGGTCAGCTTCTCACTCATACCCACTAACATCTTGTGCATTCTGTGCCACGCAGTGTCCATCGCATGCTTGGTCTTCTCTTGGTTCTCTGCGTCTAACGAAGCTCGCAGCTCTTCCATGTCCTCAGCGGGCAGGTCTAGGTACAAGTGCCCGCTGTCAGGTACAGCTTTGATGGTTAACTTCCAGTCATACTTACTGTAAACCTCGTCAACCGATGGGTAATCGTCTGGGTTGTACATGGCTCCCAAATAGTTAGCCGCCGTTTGCTTCAGCTCTTCGTAGTGGTCACAGATATAATCGCGGCGCCGCCAGAACTCGTCACGCTTACCATTGAAGTCTGACTTGAATGGCAGCAACAGACTGGTAGTTAGAAGTCTATCCCCCATGTCGTCCCAAGGTAACGTGCGTATGGTGTACTCGTTACGAGAGTTGTTGGCGAACTTGTTTAGTTGGCTTACATGAGTAGAGCCAACCATAGTGTCCTTGATGTACTTGCCTGCTTTCTTGTCTGCACCAGTGGCAACGGAAACATTCTCGCTCTGGTGCTTGTCTACTTTCCTACCTGTCCAAGTGGAAATACTAAGACGTACTAATACTGCGCTTGATGAAATGCTCATAATCTTTCTCCATAAAATTTGAATAGGAGTTTAGTCAAAACTAAACTCCGTTGGTTTGTTGTTACTTCTTGCGCCCTGCTAGCTTAGCTACCGCGAGTGTCGCATCGGATATAACCTGTACCGACTGCATGCTAGACTCAACGTCTTGCTCAAAAGCGTGGTAGGTGTAAAACGAATCACCTCCGTCCTCACCCCTGTTGTACTCTTTACTGAACATCAGACACCCAGAAAGCAACTCGGTTATGCTCTTCAGCTTGTCTGCATCTACTACATACTTGTTGTCGTTCACGTCTATTATGAAGTTCATAGTCTTCGCTCCAGTTTGATTGTCTTGCCCACAGGGGCAACGATGTCATTGTGATTGTTGTGTATAGCCCACAGCACAGGGCAGTCCCATCTGCCCCACCCCATTACCTCACCGTCAGTCAGCACGACGGCTGCATCAGGCTTGATCTTATTCTCGCGTAGATAGTCAGCTACACAGGTCGGGTCTGTACCGCCTCCACCATGAGGTCTAGTCAGAGTGCGCCAGTTCTTGAAGGTGCTGCTTGTATACTCCTCGTGCGCACATACGGAACCGTCCCAGTAGATCAGGTGTATCTTCGCCACATCTAGCTGTTGGGCTAGCCCCTCGATCTCAGACATACATATCTCGAACGAGTTATCGAAGAACATCGAGCCAGATACATCAGGCGCAACTACTAGCTCCTTAACACAGTTGCCACGCAAGATAGGTAACACAATTCTAGAAGTGACCCATGCCCTACGGTCTATGCGAGCGAAGCTAGCCTTGATAGGTTTAGTACACGCCGCTCGGATAAAGTGTTTCATCTGCTCAACCCAATCTACTTGCGGTGCAAGCAACGAGCCTAGATCGAACGCACCACCAGACGTACCCTTACCTGCTTTCTTCGCAGCCATGAGACCTTGGCGTATCGCGCTACCAATATCAGCTTTGAGTTCTTCCTTCTCCTCGGCTGTCATACCCTTAGCGCCTTCCCAGTCGTGGTCATCTAAGCTGCTACCTCCACCACCTTCGCCGTCACCCTCGTCATCATCCTGCGACTTCTCGGCGTACAAGATTTCAAATATCTTCTTGATCGGCATGTCAGTGAACCGTTTGTCGTAGCAACCTATCGGGTTACCCTGCTCGTCACGAGGCATAGCTACAATCTCCTCGTGTGGGTCAGCCGCTACTATGTTGAGGTTTATCCAGTGGTCCATAGCCTCGTTCGCTGTGCGTGGGCATAGCCTTCTCAGTGGCTCGTATATCTCAAGATGCCTACCCGCCTTGTGACCGTTCTCGTGCAAGTTGATGAACCCTGCACCCTTGTCACCCCACTGAAAGATAAAGTCAGGGTTGTACTTCTCGTCCCTGCCGTTGGTGCATGCAGTGGGTATATCTCGGGTGAACTCCCTCTTGCCTGTCATCATGAGCGGACCAAGCTCGATAAACTTCTCACTGCGCATGATCTCGATGCGCTTGCGCTTGAAGGCTCGTTCCCTCTGGTCATCTGTCGTGTACATAATCTCTCTCCTATTACAGTAAGTCTTGGTTGCGAGCAGCCCACTCGGCGAACGCACGTGAGGTAAAGGCAAGCCTACGCTTGGCATCGGTAGAGTTCGGACCTGCTAGGCTCACACCAAATAGCACTTGGAACTCTTCAGTGTCATACCCTGCGTCCTTCCTGCTTATGTAGGTCATGAACGAATCGAGGTCTTCCTTGTCTTTGATGTGCTCCACTGCACTGAACACCAGTACCGCACACGCACCCACATTCGGAGGTAGTGGCGCTGTTCTAGGGTGAGCTTTGATCTCACTCCAAGGGGTCATGCTCTCGTGGTGTTTGATGAAGTGCATCAGTGACTCAGCCGCAGCCGCACCTATCGTACCCCTCAACGCAACAAGCAACGCATTGCGACTGTACAGGTGGCGAACCTTCACTAAGTTACTAGCCAGCTCTAGCGTTCTTGGCGTTACCACAGAACCTTGTCCCACAATGGACGGGTTAAAAATGTATGGGTTGTTCTGCTGTCCTGCATCCAAGTAAGAAGCGAGGCAGTCGGGTGTACGATTCACCCAAGCCATAACAATGGGGTCGATGCCGTTAGCCGCTGCCCAGAGCAACCACTCCTCATAGTCAGGCTTGCATATCTCTATCGTAGTAATGCGCATCTTGCTGTGTGCTTTGAGGCTGTCACCTACACCATCAGACTCAAGGTTGCCTGTCATGAACACGATGCTACCTTCAGGCAGTGGTGTGTCACCGAGGCGTGGGTCTTTCACTTCGAGCAGTGGGTGCAGTGTGTTCTTCGCCTCGTCCGAACCCTTGGTGAATTCGTCAAGGCAGATAATGACAGGCTTGCCCTTGTGCAGTTGGAAACGAGCGTTGGGATAATACTTAAGCGTCTGCGTCTCCATGTCGGGTATCGGGATAGCGCCGTCACCAATGCCCATGTTGGGTACATCAATGATCGCATAGGGATAACCTGTGATGCGTGATAGTTCCGCCACGATGCTAGTCTTGCCTACACCTGGCTCTCCTACCAGACGGAATTTATTCTGGGCTGCCGCTGAAATCAAAGCAGGAGCCTCTGTTAGAGTTACTGTTGAGCGTTCTTGCATAATAGTTGAGTTCATAATTTTATTTCCATTAGTTAGTTGGTTGTTACGGTTAATCGAGTTTAGTCAAAACTAAACTGCTATCTTACATACTTAGCGTTTGGATTCGGTTTGTACTCACCTCGCGGTAGCTCCACCTCGTAGAACACAGCATCGGCATAGCCGTACTTGAGCACCTCGTCTACTAGCTTAATTACCCGCTGCGGCATGTAGTAGTAAGCCTGCTGCCACCTACCAGAGGACGAGCCGTCCCACCTTGACTCCATAGTCATCAGGGCGAACGCCTCTAGCGCATCTGCCCAATCCTCGATGTTGTCCTCGCGCATGATGCTACACAGCGTGTCTGCATTTCTGGAGTTAGGAAAGTTCCCTCGGTCAACAGCACCCAGAGTTAGCAAGCCTTTCAGGCGCTCGCACCGCTCCCTGAAGTCAACCACGCCAATCTGCGCATCGGGGTGATAAGCTACCTTCACCATAGACTGAACGTACTTCCTGAATGGCGCATTGAGTTTGCGCACCTCGTTCATAGCCTTGCGGTTAACCCTGTGAACCACGCATAGACCGTCGTTCAGCGGTATGCTGTCTGGGTCGAGGTACAGAGAGCCTTCCCACACATACTTCTTGTTGCCGTTTTTGTTATACAGCATCTTGCCGTCACTCTGAGGCGCGTTTGTTACCCATGTGTGAGGGTCGAGCAGCGCATCTATGAACATGATCGTGCTCTGGGTAGCCCACCCACCAGTAGCCAACTTACTACTACCGTCTTCATAGAAGGTCACACAGTCCGTATCATACAGCCTGCACATTATCGCCATGCCCACGTTACCCATTGGACTAGTGACGTTGCGTTCCCTGCGTATCGTCATGTGAGTGAGGGCGCGTTTGCCGATTGGTTTAATGCCTGCGTTCCTACCGTTACCCCTGATCGGCTCAATACGCCGCTCGTAAATGTCGGCTTGCTTGTAACTAACAAGACGAGGCATGCTATCTGTACTTATATGGAAGCCCATGTTGCACCTCTCTCGTTTTCTCGGTTTGTCTCGTTTCGACGTCTCGCAGTAACCGTCTTGATCTCACGCAGTGTTCGCTCTGACTCTTCAAGGTTTGCCACTGCCTGCGCTATGTTCCTGCGGCGAGACAACAGACGGTCATCAAAATAGGGCGCTTGGTCTTGCAGTTGTGCGTCCATGTAGTTCAGCATTTCTCTGAGTTCATACAGTGTATATTCCATCGTCATTCTCCTGTTGGTTGATGTTGGTACGGTTGAGTTTAGTTTTGACTAAACTGCTTGGTGCTGTTTGCTCTTCCAAGTAGGCATGCAATCTGCGCCTACCCATGGGTGTCATCTGGTTGTACAGGACAGCTACGCACTTCAAGTTGCCGTCCCAGTCACGCCACTGTTTCTTACCTTGGTTCATACCTCGTCCTCCTTGTGTATGCTTTCTGTAAAGCAAGAAACATCTGTCTCAGCGATTGGAGGCTCGCCGTTCTCGAACAGCTCAACGATCTTCTCTCGCGCCTCATCGTAGGACTCAGCTTCCACCACATACTTATGGGCAGTTAATACCATTACCGCACCTTTCCATTTATTCATAAAAATTACCCCTTAGAATAAGAACGTGAGTAAACAGAGGGCATAAATACCCACAAAGAAACCCAAGCAGAACAATGCGCGCCCTGCCCACACCCAACCAGACACAGGCTCTTCCCACTTATACATCTCGTGCGGGTCGTGAATGTTGGGTTTGTACACCTCGCCTACTGCATGGTTCGGCTTGATGTTGTTGGTTTGCGCCATACGCTCGGCAAGACGCTCGTATACCTTGTCCTTACCTTCAGCCATCTTTCGCATTTCTTCGTTCATAAAGTTCTCCAATGTTACGTTTTTGATAAACGAGTTTAGTTTTGACTAAACTCAGGGTCGCTTGCGGGGAATAAAAATTTCCCAACCAACGAATAACAATTATAGCATACTTACTATACAATGTCAAGTGGTTGTTACAAAAATAAATAAAATAATTTTGAGTGTTATGGAAGGAGAGGCAGGGGGGCAATGTTACGTTTTGGGGGCAATGTTACGTTTTAAAATGGTTTTGTAACAATAAATGTAACAATGCAAGGTCCTTGTATTTACTGTGCTGCGTTACGTTTTTCCCTATTATTGTTATATTGTTATAAAAAATAGTATATATATATAGACCCCTGCGTTTTTTGTAACAGTGCAGAGGGGTTTGTTTTGTTACGGGGTAAGAGGGATTCTTTCCCCTGCATACTACTTTTAAAACGTAACAATATAACATTAGGGGAAACCCTGGTATTATCATACACTTACATTGTTTATCTAATGTTACATATTAGTTTTAAGCCTGAAAAAACGTAACATTACCCCAGTTTAGCCAAAACTAAACTCCGAACTGCTTGAACTACTATCATGACTCGCGGTTTGTATTGTTATGTTTTTACAATGTTATAAAAGTGTTATGGTGGAACAGCCAGGGGTAACCAAACTACTAGCTACCAAAACTACTATCATCACACAGTGATGATGAAGCGGCGGCGTGGGCGCGTGGTGGGTTGTGGTGGGACGGGCAGGGACAAGGTGCGATGGAGGAGGGCGGTGGGAGGCAGTTTAGTTTTGACTAAACTCGAGACGAAAAAAAGCCGCCCGAGGGCGGCTTAGTCTAGCGAAGGGGATTAGCGTAGAAGTTTAATGGTGGGTCGAGAGGGATTGTGCATTGCATCGAGATTATTGATGAGAGTGTTGAGATCGTATCGCCCGACCTCGTCTCTATCGCACCACGTGGCGACATCGCCAATTTCCTTTCTCAATTTTAACGCTTTCTTTATCAATTTTTCTGTGACTTCTCTTTCTGAATCCATAGTATTTACTCCGAAAAAAAGCCGCCTCAAACTGCGAGGCGGCTGTTAGGTTAAGCGAGGTAGTCGATTAGGTCACCGATTGTCATCGCGTTGAGATCGCCGTCAATCACGCCAGCGGCTTTGATCTTGTCTCGAGTCTTGATAAGTTCATCAAGCAATCGCGCTTTCGTGTTACCAGTCTTCAACTCAACTAGTTGCGCGGTGATTTCCTTGGCTCTCTCTTTCTCACCCGTTGCGCGTTTATCGAATACTTCGGCTTGGCGTTTAAGATTCCCCGCCTTATCCTTATCGCCCGATGCGAGAGCAATGGTAGCCTCGGCGCGTCTGATCTTAGCACTATCGCGGTATTGCTTAGCGAGTTTGACCGTAGACTCGCGCTCTTCTTTTAGCTCTTCGCGCTTAGCATCATCAGAACCTACTTCAATTGGCTTAGGTTCCTTCGGCGGCTTGATCGCGTGAAGTCCGAAGTAGGCGATCTGATACGTCTGCCACAGTGTTGGGCGATGGTTATTCACGCCCGCGATGATATACGCTAGTGATTCGGCTTGCTCGAGCGAGAGTCCGATTCGGTTCGCCTCTTTTTGTCGCGTCTCGAGTTTAGCGCCTTTTCGAAATGCGTTGCGCTTCAACCCGTCTTTACCGATTGCAGCTTCCCCGAATTCATCAGCGACTTTCGTCATCGCCTCTTTCAGTGTAACGTCAGCCTTGTTAGCGGTCTCGATTAAGTCTTTAAGCATTGTTTCTTGATTGAATGTAGTCATAAGCGTTCGATGAGTTTAGTCAAAACTAAACTCGATCCTCCTAAGTTTAAGTTATGCGGAAGTCCCGCACCTTCATTATACCATAAAGAGTAGACATTGTCAAGTTTACCATAAAGACTAGCCCGCGCCCCTTTGTCCCCCGCCCCGCCGCCCCGCTCCCCCACCCCCTGGGGGTACACCCACTTAGGGTCAAGAGGGTACGCACTACCCCGCGCATAATAACCCGCACAAACGATACTTCGCCCTGAGAACACCCCACCCCCTTCTTTAATAAAATCAATGACTTACGACCCCCACCCCCCTATATATAGGAAGACCCCCCGTCAAGGGACCCAAAAATATAACAATACCCCCCTATATTTTTCCCAGTACCCGAGTCGCTTGCACTTTGTTATAAAACCTAATACACTCCGCGAATCCAGTACTTTCAGGTACTTGCGTACAATGCCGAATGTAAAAATTGAGCCTACCAAGGACAAACCTGTTCCCTATGATTTAGGGAGAGAGAAACCTGCGACCGTGCTAGAGAAGATGGCCGTTGCAGCTAATACTGTGGAATTACAGGAGGCGCTAGGTTCTGTCCTAGACCTGCCCAAAGCGGACCTCGATAAAGAGAAGAGTCTCATAGAGGACGCGGTCAAAAAGAAAAAGACCCAGAATTTATCCCAGCCCAATACTGCCTTTGCTGCGGCAGCGTTTTTGCGTACGTATGGTCAACAGTTGGCTATGGATGCGGCTCAGGCGCGTGCGGCTATTACGAATAAGCTTATGGAGATCGCTAACTGCGGGGATGCTCGTTACGAGTTGAAAGCCCTTGAGTTACTTGGTAAACATAGCGACATAGGTATATTCACAGAGCGTAGTGAGATAACCATAAACTATAAGGACCCTGTTGATCTTGAGAACGAGATTAAGAACAGAGTTAAGCGGCTGCTGAATGCAAACGTGGTAGAGACCGTGCCACTTGCCGAGTCCTTGGATGAGGAGCTAGGTGTGTTCGAAACGCAGCCTAGCCTAGCAGAAGAACTGGAAGATTTATTAGGTGTCCAAGACAGCGAGGTTGAGGGGGAAGAAGTCGGAGGGGACGAGCTTGAGTAGTCAGCCCGACCCGTTTGAAAACATATCCCTGAAGGATATACCACAGATACTTCCGTTGCTGTCTGTGGCTGAGCAGGAGCAGTTACTAGCCCAGTTATCTCATTTGGAGAAGCTCAAGCACAAGAGTCTTGTGCAGGAGAAGTTCATTGAGTTCGTTAAGTACGTATGGCCGACGTTTATTAGTGGTAGACACCACAAGATTATGGCTTCGGCGTTTGAGCGGGTGGCTAGTGGTGAGTGTAAGCGCCTCATTATTAATATGCCTCCTCGCCATACTAAATCTGAGTTTGCTAGTTACTTACTACCTGCGTGGTTTTTGGGTAAATTTCCTAATAAAAAGGTTATTCAGACGTCGCACACAGCAGAATTAGCGGTAGGCTTTGGTCGTAAAGTACGTAACTTGGTGGATCAAGAGAACTACCACGAGGTTTTTCCAGATTTAGCCCTGCAAAGCGACTCGAAAGCAGCGGGGCGGTGGAACACTAACAAGGGTGGAGACTACTTCGCTATTGGTATCGGCGGTGCGGTAACTGGTAAGGGCGCGGATTTGCTCATTATTGACGACCCGCACTCGGAACAAGAAGCCGCCATGGCGGACACCAACCCAGAAATATACGATAAGGTCTACGAGTGGTACACCTCGGGTCCTAGACAGCGTTTGCAACCGGGTGGCGCCATCGTGATCGTTATGACGCGGTGGTCTTTGCGGGATTTGACGGCCCAAGTACTTAAATCCGCAGCACAAAGAGGCGGAGAAGAGTGGGAAGTTATTGAGTTTCCTGCTATTTTACCATCAGGCAATCCGTTGTGGCCTGAATTTTGGCCCCCGTCGGAACTTGCGGCGCTTAAAGAAGAACTGCCTAACGGCAAGTGGATGGCGCAGTACCAGCAGCAGCCCACATCAGAAGCCTCAGCGATAATTAAACGTGAGTGGTGGAACGAGTGGGAGAAGGACGACCCGCCAGCCTGTGAATTCTTGCTTCAGTCATGGGATACGGCGTTCGAGGCTAACAACCGTGCTGACTACTCGGCATGTACGACGTGGGGAGTCTTTTTTAACGAAGAAACAAACGCGTATAATCTAATATTGATAAATGCGTACAAGGACAGACTAGAATTTCCGGCTTTGAAGCGCCTTGTTCTGGAGCAGTACGACGAGTATGAGCCTGATTCGCTAATTGTGGAGAAAAAAGCCTCGGGAGCGCCGCTTATTTACGAGCTGCGCGCTATGGGGGTCCCAGTGCAGGAATATACCCCTGTGCGAGGTACCACTAACAACCCGAACAACAAGATGGCCCGTCTAAACTCGGTATCAGATATGTTTGCTTCGGGAATAGTTTGGGCACCACAAAAGCGTTGGGCGGAAGAAGTGATTGACGAGATTGCGAGTTTCCCTGCGGGGGAGCATGATGACTACGTGGACTCCACTATTATGGCGTTGATGCGGTTTAGGCAAGGCGGGTTCTTAAGACTACCCAGTGATGAGGTGGAGGATGACCCTTCTTATAGGAATCGTAGAGCTGGGTACTATTAAAGGATAAGACAATGGCAATTGAAAAAGGTTTGTATGGAATGCCCGAAGGCATTGACGAGGAGTTGATGGGTGAAGAAATGGCCCCTGACGCCGTGGTCGAAATGGCAATAGCCACAAGTGAAGACATGCCTGTTATGGTAGAGCTTGAGGATGGCAGCATCGAGATCAGCTTTGGTGAAGAGGTTGAAGAGGCTGACATGGCGCCGTTCGATGCAAACCTAGCCGAGTACTTGGACGACAAGCAACTACAAGAAGTTTCTAGCGATCTTTGTGAGGCCATTGATGGGGATACGTCAGCCCGTAGAGATTGGGCAGACAGCTATGTGCGAGGTCTTGATGTACTAGGATTTAAATACGAGGAGCGAGTCGAGCCTTGGGAAAACGCGTGTGGCGTATACAGCAACATTTTGGCGGAAGCCGCTATCCGTTTCCAAGCGGAAGCTATGAGCGAGACGTTCCCTGCTGCTGGCCCCGTTAAAACTAAGATTCTTGGCGAGCCTACCCAAGAAAAAGAAGACGCAGCTCTCCGTGTTAAGATGGATATGAATTACGAATTAACTGAGGTTATGGTAGAATACCGCCCTGAACATGAGCGGTTATTGTATTCCCTCGGTTTGGCTGGTTCTGCGTTTAAAAAGGTGTACTTTGACCCCAGTTTGGGACGTCAGGTAGCCCTATATATCCCCGCTGAAGATGTAATTGTCCCATACGGTGCATCAAACATTGAATCCGCCGAGCGTGTTACGCACGTAATGCGCAAGACAAAAAATGAAATGATTAAGCTGCAAGCCGCTGGCTTCTACCGAGATGTAGATTTAGGCGACCCAGTTTCGTTTTTTACAGATATTGAAGAAGCTAAGGCCGAGCAATCGGGGATTTCGTTAACTTCAGATGACCGTTACACCATACTAGAAGTCCATGCTGACCTAGTTATTGACGGTGTAGATGGTGAAGACGATGAAGACCTGCAAGTAGCTAAGCCTTATGTAGTAACGCTTGAGAAGGGTACGGGTGAAGTTCTGGCTATACGCCGCAACTGGAACCCTGACGATCCTTTGACACTAAAGCGTCAACATTTCGTACATTATGCCTACGTACCCGGATTTGGATTTTATGGACTCGGACTTATTCACATTATTGGGGGTTATGCTAAAGCTGGCACTAGTATTATCCGTCAGCTCGTTGACGCTGGAACCCTATCCAATCTCCCCGGTGGTCTCAAATCTAGGGGATTACGAGTTAAAGGCGACGACACACCGATTGGTCCGGGCGAATTCCGTGATGTAGACGTACCGTCTGGCAGCATCCGCGATAATATTATGCCGCTGCCTTACAAAGAACCTTCTCAGACGTTACTAGCATTATTGCAGCAGATCACCGAAGAAGGTCGACGTTTAGGCGCTATCTCAGACATGAACATATCCGACATGAGTGCAAATGCACCTGTTGGAACAACACTCGCTCTTTTAGAACGTACCCTTAAGCCAATGGCTGCGGTGCAATCTAGGGTGCACTACTCAATGAAGCAGGAGTTTAAGCTCCTGAGAAAGATCATTGCTGAGTACGCCCCAGAAGAGTATATGTACGTGCCTGATCGTGGTGAACCCCGAGCGCGACGCGCCGACTATGCCATGGTGGAAGTAATTCCCGTCAGTGATCCCAACAGCAGCACAATGGCCCAGCGAGTGGTCCAATATCAAACCGTGTTGCAGATGGCGCAGGCCACCCCACAAATATACGACCTCCCTCAGCTTCATCGCCAGATGATCGAGGTCTTGGGTATTAAGAACGCCGACAAGCTTGTTCCAATAGAGGACGATATGCGGCCTACTGACCCAGTCAGTGAAAACATGGATGCTCTTGTGGGTAACCCCGTTAAAGCGTTTATGTATCAAGACCATCAGGCTCATATAGCTACTCACCAAGCCTTCATGCAAGACCCAATGATTATGCAAACTATTGGGCAGAACCCAATGGCAAACCAGATCATGGCGTCTCTACAGGCTCACATTGCCGAGCATACAGCTTTCTTGTACCGCAAGCAGATCGAAGAGCGTATCGGTGCACCTTTACCGGCGCCAAATGAAGAAATGCCAAGAGACCTAGAAGTACAGCTCGCTCAGCTACAGTCTAAAGCGGCTATCCAGCTTACTCAAACACATCAACAGCAAGCTGCTCAACAACAAGCGCAGCAACAAGCTCAAGACCCGCTTATTCAGATGCAGCAAATGGAGCTACAGTTGAAACAAGGTGAGCTACAGAGAAAAGCCCAAAAAGATCAAGCAGATAGCGCGCTTGATGCCGCTAGGTTGGAACTTGATGCTAAGAAGGCCGAGGCATCCTCAACTATTGAAGCTGCACGTATAGCCTCTCAGACAGATGCAGCTAACGCTAAGCAAGACTTAGACGAAGCGAAAGCGATCCTAGACATGGCTAAAGCACAACAAACACAACGAGGTATTTAATGCTACCAAAAGTATCGGTGATGATGTTGTGTCATACGGGGCGGGGGAGGCTGCTAGTGCGTGCAGTACAAAGCGTACTAAGCCAAACCTACCCTAACTGGGAGTTAGTGATACAAGATGATTGTTCTACAGACTTTACGTTTGATATAGCAAAACTTCTTGCACAGAAAGATAAACGTATAAAGGTGTATCAAAACCAAACTAACTTAGGGGCGCCAAAGAACAGGGCGGAAGCCGTTAAAAACATGACCGGTGACTTGTTATGCCATGTTGATAGCGATGATTTTATTTACCCTCATGCGTTAACGACTATGGTCACGGCTTTTATTAAAAATCCAGCGCTTGGGTTTGCCTACAGCGATATGGCCTACGGAGATGAAACCGGCAAGGTAACAAGCTATAAACTAAATGACGAGCCAGTGCAAGAACAGCCATGTCAGGGGTGGCGGTCTTTGGGTATGTACACCAGAAAAGCATATTACCAAACCAACGGGTACAACACTAAGCTAGCACACACATGTGAAGACGGAGACTTAGCTACCCAAATAGCAGAAAAGTTTCCCATAGCAAGAGTAGGGCATGTTTTGTACTGGGCAAATAACGCTGTTGGAGCGGAGCATGTGACCACAGCGCACAAAATAGATTGCGCAACGTGCCCGTGTCGTCCTGATTGTAACTACGCTAAGGGGTACGCCAAACTCGTGGGCTATAACTTAGATACATGGCAAAAGGAAACATAAATGGCTAAAAAATCAGGCATAAGTTCTGCCGAGGCTATACGCCTAAACCGTACTACAAAAGGTACGAGCATTGGAAACGGCACGCTGAAGATAAACTCAATGAACAAGCACAAACGTCGCAGTTTCAAAGAATATAGAGGGCAGGGAAGATAATGGCTAAAACCGTCTTTGACGTGCTAAATCAAAAACTTACGGAGCTAAAAGGCTCCAGCGAAGATTTCCTGAAAAGCGGAGGAGCTAAAGACTTTGCCGAATATCGGGAGGTGTGTGGCGTGATTCGGGGTCTAAACGCTGCATTAAGAGAAGTAGGTGACCTTTCGCGTAACTTTATGGAAGACGAAGATGACTGAAACCATTACGGTAACCGGAGTGGGGGCTGACGCCTCTGTAGCTCCAGCAATGACTGCATTGGAAAAGAAAAGGCAAAAGAAGATAGCTGAAGAGATAAAAACCCAAGAGGAGTTAGAAGCTTCGATTCCGAAACCGGTGGGGTACAGAGTGCTTATTGCCCTTCCTAACGTGGAGGAAACCTTTGGGGACAGCGGTCTTGTTAAGGCTAGCTCAACAGTCAGAGAGGAATACATCCTATCTACTGTGGGTGTTGTGTTGGATATGGGCGCAGAAGCCTATAGCGACAAAGATAGATTCCCTACTGGGCCTTGGTGCAAAGTAGGCGACTACGTGATGTTCCGTGCCAATACAGGTACGCGCTTTAAAGTTGGAAAGCAGGAATATCGTTTAATGAACGATGACTCAATTGAGGCTGTCGTTGACGATCCGCGAGCGGTTTCGCGTGCATAAGGAATAGACCATGCCTAGACAACAAGTAGAGTTTGAATTTCCAGACCCCGATAAAGAAGAAGCAGCCGCAGAAATAGAAGTGGATATTGCTGAAGACGATGCACCACTTGAAGTAGAAGGTGCTGTAGGTCGGGAAGACATGAAGAAGCCCGGTAAAGATACGATCAAAGCGGGTGATTTAGAGATTGAGGTAGAGGACGATACTCCCCCAGAAGATCGGGGCCGTAAACCGTCTGAGCCACCTAAAGAAGTAACCGACGACGAGCTAGAAAACTACTCCGAGAAGGTGAAAAGCAGAATTAAGCACTTTAGTAAGGGCTATCATGACGAGCGTAGAGCTAAAGAAGCTGCTTTAAGGGAACGAGAAGCCCTAGAAGCGTACGCTAAACAGTTGGTTGAAGAAAACCAAAGGTTGACTGGCACGGTATCTAAAAGCCAAAGCGCACTACTGGAACAAGCAAAGAAATCAGTTGCGGCGGAGCTTGAAACCGCCAAACGGCGCTATAAAGAAGCTTACGAATCAGGTGATTCCGACGCTATTGTTGAAGCCCAAGACGCTATAGCAACTGCACGAATACGGGCAGACAAAGTAGCTAACTTTAAACCCGCTCCTTTACAAACAGGAGAAACTACTGTAAAAGTTCCTCAACAACCTATTGAAACACAAGCAGTTCGTGATGAACGCGCCGTTTCTTGGGCAGAAGAGAACCCTTGGTTTGGGTCCGATGACGAAATGACAGCTTTTGCATTGGGGCTAGACTCAAAGTTAAAAAAGAGCGGGGTTGACCCGCAATCAGACGAATACTACGAGAAAATTAACTCTCGTATGCGACAAGTATTCCCCGATCAGTTTGATGATGGGATAGAGGACGAACCAGCTAGTACTCAAAGAAAATCTAGCAATGTGGTTGCTCCCGCTACGCGGAGCACAGGACCTAAGAAAATTAGGTTAACGCAATCACAAATAGCTATTGCGAAAAAACTTGGAGTACCACTGGAAACTTACGCCAAACAGGCTGCTGAATTAATGAGGAAACAATAATGAGTCAGAATAGACTAGATAGAGAACTTGAGACCCGTTCTAAGACAGTCCGTAAAAAGGCTTGGACGCGACCCACAGTGTTGCCTGATCCAACTCCTGAAGACGGCTATACTTACCACTGGGTTCGTATTTCAACTAACGGTCAATCTGACGCTACTAACGTCTCCTCTAAGATACGTGAAGGCTGGGAACCGGTACGCGCACAAGA